TCGGGCCCCGGGCCCCCCGCCGCTGATGTCACAGCCTGCCTTTGCACCATTTGGAAAATACAGAACCGTCACGCCTGTTCCTGCATCCTGATTACTGGCATGTCCGATGGAAATGCCTTTTATGTCTGTTACCTGAATTTCCCTGTTGTCCGTCATAAGTTGATTCTCCTTTGACATTGGCTATAACCTGCTTCGCAGGTTATTTGGCCGCACATTTGCTACGCAAATATGTGGCAAGATGCATAACATTTTTCGGAACCTCAGCCCATGCATAATCACCTTCGGTGATGGGCTGAGGCTGCCTCATGCCACCCTCCCGCCCA